CGGCCTCCGCGCCAACCTCGATGTTCTCGATCAGCAGGGCGAAGTCGTAGTTCTCGACGACGTAGGCCTCGTTGACCGACTCATAGGTCTCGACGCGGTTGCGCTTGGCGTTGTCCACGATCGTCTTGCGACGCGTGCCCTCCTGTTCGTAGATCGACAGGTTATCCAGGCGCGTGACCAGGATGGTGCCCGCCGGGAAGAACGGCACCTTGACCGCCTGCAGGCCGCCCAGCTGCTTCTTGGACAGGAGGATGTCGGCGGCGACCTTTTCGGTCGGCTTGTCTTCCCCATCGACCATGGGGAAATACTTCTCGTGCAGCAGGCCGCTGCCGACGATCGCCACCAGCTCGGTGTCGCCCTGGACCCATTCAGGCAGGAACTTCGCCACGGCGTCGTAGACCAGGGCGTCGAGGTTGCGATAGTCGCCGCCGGTCGGCGCCACGACGATCTTGCCGGGCGTGTTTCCTTCGGCAAAGACGTGGGTCGGACGGTTCGTGCGGATCTGCTGAAGCCAGCCGATGTTGACGTCCTGAAGCAGCGGATTGGCCACGCGGTCGGTCTGAACGGCGGCGACGATGCCGTTCCAGCCGATCATGATGCGGTCGCGCGCCTGCTGCTGCAGGGTCTGATTGCGCATGCGGAGCTGGAAGTCCTTGAACTTCGCCCACAGGTCCAGCTTGGCATAGCCCACGTGGGTGTCGAAATTCGTCTGCTTGCACTCGAAGCGGTCGGCGTCCAGCGTGGTCGGGTCGCGTGTCTCGCGATCCCGCGCATTGGTGTCGGTGCGGCCGGCCAGGGTGCCGGCGACGCCCAGGCCCAGCTTCTCGCCAGATTGTTCATCGACCGGGACGACGTTGATCAGGCCGAGGAAGGCGGAGCTTTCCGCCTGTTTGTCGATCAGGATCTGCTGGACCGACGGGTCCACGGCAAACTGCTTTTCGCCCAGGACTGTGCCCTCGGCGACGCCGTTAAGCTCGGCCTGGCGGCTCAGCCAGGTGGTGTAAAGGAGGCGGGTCTTCGTCTTCATCGGGGTCAGGTTCCGTGCCGAGCGTCGGGATGGGATCGTGGGAGCGAGGGTCGGATCAGCAGTCGGTCAGCTCTTGACCGTCGCCGCCGCCGGTGGCGGCCGGGCGCTGCCGGTAGTTACGGTCGGGGGTCTTCTCGACCTGACCCTTGAGGGCAGCCTGTTCGCTCTCGATCTTGGCGAAGCGGGCGTTCATCTCGGAGGTCTGGGTGGCCAGGGCCTGGCTGAAGGAATGAGCCAGTTCCTTCATTCCGCCCGAGATCACGGTCGCAAACGCCGTCAGGTCGGCCGGCTGTGACGGATCGCCCGCCGGCGGAGCCTTCGGTTCGGGCGCCTTGGCGCCGGCGGCCGTGAACTTGGCGAAGAGCTTGTCGATGAGGGAATCGGCGGTGTCCGGCTGGACCGCAGCGTCTGCGAACTCGATGGTGGTGGCGAAAGCGGCGGAGAACAGGCAGGTCTCGTGCTTCTTACGGCTGTCCAGATCGGCCTTGCGGATCTTGGCGAAGGCGTCGTCAGTGCGGGCGGAGAACTGCAGAGCCTCGGTGCCCAGGGAAGCCGGGCTGTCGGTCGCGGCCAGGCCCATCAGGTAGGCCTTGCCCGTTCCGGAGAAGTTGGGTTCGACCTCGATCGAAGTGAACTTCTTCTGATCCGCAGCGAGATAGCCCTGCAGGGTCTCGTTGCCCTGGATCTGGGCATAGAGCGCAACCCGCTTCTCGGTCTTGCCTCCGAGCTCGATCTCGTCTTCCTGGACACGCAGGGCGATGACATCACCCAGCGCCGGGAAGGGACCGGCGGCCGAGGCGTTGCGGAAGTGCTCGACGTTCAAGCGGGCGGTGTAGGTGGCCGGGTTATAGTTGGCCGCCATGTCGCGCAGCCATTGCGGCTCGATGGTCCGGCCATCGGAGGCGGTCAGGCCGGCGACGGCGATGCGGGTGAACTTGGTCGTCAGCTTCTTGGACATCGGGCCTCGGGCGATCTGCGGAGCGGCCGGGCGACCCGGCGAATGAGGCTGCAGATCACCGCCTGATCGCCTTCCGTCTCAAGGCGGGCCTGTTGTGCGGGCGCGTCTGACAACACGCGGCCGTCAGCCCTCCGGAGGCGCGCCGTTAGCGTCCGCTGCGATGAGGACCAGGTCGAAAAAGACGGAGACGCCCAGCGGGGGCAGCGACGACCTGGGCGCGTTGCTGGCCGCCATGGGTGGTTTCGCCTTCCCGGTCGCGGCCATGCTCGACGAGCGGCGGGCCGCGAAGTTCCTCTACTGGTCGATGTGGCGGCCGACCGACATCGCCGGCCTGCTGAAGGTGCCCGAGAACACCGTCGCCAGCTGGAAAAGCCGCGACAAGTGGGACGAGGCCGGGCCGATCGAGCGGATGGCCGGGGTCACCGAGGCGCGATACGTCGCCCTGACGATGAAGGCCACCAAGACGGGCGCGGATCTCAAGGAGATCGACGCCCTGCTCCGCGCGGCCGAGCGCTTGGCCCGCCTTCGCCGCTACATGGACGGCGGGAACGAAGGCGACATCAACCCGAAGGTCGCCAACCGAAACGCTGGGCCGAAGAAGAAGCCCGAGCGCAACCGCATCACGCCCGACCAGGTCGAAATCCTGAAGGCGACGATGCTGAAGCGGATGTTCGGCTACCAACGCACCTGGTGGTCGAAGTCGGACTTGCGATCGCGCATGATCCTGAAGAGCCGCCAGATCGGCGCGACCTACTATTTCGCGCTTGAGGCCCTGATCAAGGCGCTGGAGACCGGGCACAACCAGATCTTCCTATCGGCTTCCAAAAATCAGGCGCACGTCTTCAAGGGCTATATCCGCGCCTTCGTCATGGAGGTGATCGGCGTCGAGCTGAGCGGCGACCCGATCATCATCGATCGGGGTCACGACGACGACGGCGTCCTGCTCGAGCAGCCGCAGCTGATCTTCCTGGGCACCAATGCCCGGACGGCGCAGGGCTATCACGGCGATTTCTACTTCGACGAATTTTTCTGGGTCTTCGGTTTCGAGACCCTGAAGAAGGTCGCCAGCGGCATGGCGATGCAGAAGAAGTATCGCAAGACCTACTTCAGCACGCCCAGCTCCGTCACCCACGAGGCCTACGCCTTCTGGACGGGCCTGGAATGGAACCGCAAGCGCGCCAAGGACAGGCGGCGCGACTTCGACGTCAGCTGGAACGCCACCAAGGACGGGCAAATGGGCGCCGACCGGATCTGGCGCCACACCGTCACGATCGAGGACGCCGAGGCCCAGGGCTGCGACCTGTTCGACATTGAGGATCTGCGCGACGAGTATTCAGGGCCGGAGTTCGACAATCTGCTGATGTGCGGGTTTGTCGATGACACCCTGAGCGTCTTCCCGATGACGTCGCTGTCGCCGTGCATGGTCGACGGCGAGGACGCCTGGGCCGACGTCGACATGGCCCGCATCTTCCTGGGTGCGGGACGGCCCTACGCCGGCGAAGTCTGGCTGTCCTACGACCCCAACGGCAACGGCGAGAACGCGGACGCCGCAGGCCTGGTCATCGTGGCCCCGCCCCAGACGCCGGGGGGTAAGTTCCGCGTCCTGGAGCGGCAGCAGTTCAAGGGCTCGGACTTCACAGAGCAAGCCGAGGTCATCCGCGCCTATACCAAGCGCTACCGCGTGACCAAGATCGACATCGATGGGACCGGCATCGGCGGCGCCGTGGCGCAGCTGGTGCGCGCCTTCTTCCCGCAGATGACCGAGCACCGATACGACCCGATCCTGAAGACCCAGATGGTCTACAAGGCGCTGGACGTCATCGGGAAGCACCGCCTCGAATATCACGTCGATTTCCGCGATCTGACCGGCGCCCTGCTATCGATCCGCCGGACCCTGACCGCTAGCGGGCGCCACGTCACCTATGAGGCCAGCCGCACCAAGGACAGCGGCCACGCCGACCTGGCCTGGGCGTTGTTCCAGGCCCTGTTCAACGAACCGCTCGCCGCCGGCATCGGCGGGGCGACCCGATCCAGTGTGGAGATTTCAGAATGACAACGGCCCTGCCCTCGCGCGGCCGCGCCCTGGCGCGCGCTCGCACCGCCGCCGGCTTCAGCCGGGCCATCGAGGGCGAAGTCCAGCCGCCGGCGACGTCGGCCTCGCCCATGGCGTTCAGCCTGGGCGATCCGGAGCCGGTGTTGAACCGCCGCGAGTTCATGGACCACCTGGAATGCTGGCCCGTCCAGGGCGTCGGCGGCCGATACTACGCGCCCCCCGTGTCGCGCGATCTGCTGAGCAAGACCGCCAACGTCACCTCGCATCACTCCAGCGCCTTCCGCGTGAAGGTCAATCAGCTGTTGCGGGACTTCATCCCCTCCCCTGTCCTGGACCTGCAGACGTTCGAGGGCCTGGTGCTGGATCACCTCGTGTTCGGAGATTACTTCGTGGAACGTGTGAACAATCTCGCCGGTCGGCCGATGAAGCTGAAGCGGAGCCTGGCCCGATACACTCGCGCCGGCGTCGATCCTGGGCAGTTCGTCTTCCTGTCCGGTTTCATGAAGGAGCACTGGTTCGACCGAGACGCCGTGTTCCATGGAATGCAGCCCTGGCTGGACCAGGAGATCTACGGCATGCCAGAATATCTGGGCGGCCTGCAGTCCGCGTTCCTGAACGAAGGCGCGACGCTGTTCCGCCGCCGCTATTTCCTGAACGGCGCGCACGCCGGCTTCGTGATGTATGTCGGCAAGGGCGGCCTGGCTGAAGACGACGCCGACAAGATCCGCTCGGCCATCCGCGACACCAAGGGCGTCGGCAACTTCAAGAGCCTGTTCCTTCACCTTCCGCAGGGCGAGAAGGATTCGGTGCAGATCCTGCACCCCGGCGAGGCGGCGGCGAAGGACGAGTTCGTCGGCATCAAGAACATCACCCGCGACGACGTCCTGGCGGCGCACCGGGTGCCGCCCCAGCTGCTGGGCATCATCCCGCAGACCGCCGGCGGGTTCGGCGACGTCGAGAAGGCCGAGTGGGTGTTCTATCTGACCGAGATCATCCCGCTGCAGCACCGTTTCCGGGCGATCAACGACTGGCTGGGCGCTGAGGTGGTGCGGTTCCGGGAGCGCACGCCCAAGACCTAGGGCTGTTGTCGGATGCGCCCGCACAACAGGGCCGACTAGCCCGCGGGGAACGCATTTCCGATCAGGGCCATGCCCTCGTCTTTAGAGGCGGGGGCCGGGTGTTTGCCGCACCCGAGCCGCCGAGAACTACCTCAGCACGTCGGGGGGTGCACGCCCCCTTCGCCCCGCCACCGGCCTGACCGGCAGGGGCTCGCTTGGGTTGAGTCTCATATGACTGCAAAGGTTTTTTCCGTCTCGCGCGAGGCGGTTCGCTGCGCCAGCTGTTCGGCGCTGCTGTTCAAATCCGAACCCGGCGCCCTCGCCGGCGTCGTCGAAATCAAGTGCCGGCGCTGCTCGGCCTTGAACGTCTTGAGGCCCTCGAGCCCTAACCCGATCGCCACCAGAGCGGCCGAAGAACGGAACGAGCACCATGGCTCGAGATTCCGGGGGTCTGCATGACCCCCATGGGACAGGGCCGACGCCCGTCGATCCCGCAAAGCCTGTCGCCCCCTACATCGGCGGCAAGCGCAACCTGGCGCGTCGCCTCACCGCCCAGATCGAGGCGACGCCGCACACCCTCTACATCGAGCCCTTCGTGGGCATGGGCGGCGTCTTCTTCCGCCGGCGCCTTCGCCCGCGATGCGAGATCATCAACGACCTGTCCGGCGACGTCGCCAACCTGTTTCGGTGCATGCGCTCGCATCCGGGCGCCCTGGTCGAGCTGGTCAGCCTGCAGCTGCAGGCCCGCGCCGACTTCGACCGGCATATGCGCGAGGATTCAACGACCTTGACGGACCTTCAGCGCGCCGCGCGGTTCGTCTATCTGCAGCGCACGGCCTTCGGCGGCAAGGTCAGCGGCCGGAGCTTCGGCGTCCGGACCGACGGGCCGAGCCGATTCCGAGCCAGCGAGGTCGGCGCGGATCTGATCGCCGCTGCCCGTCGCCTCGAAGGCGTCACCATCGAGCAGCTGCCCTGGGCCGACTGCATCGCGCGATACGACCGCGCCGGCGCGCTGTTCTATATCGATCCGCCCTATTTCGGCTGCGAGACCGACTACGGCGCCGACCTGTTCGGCCGAGGTGAGTTCGCCGCCATGGCCGAGCAGCTGGGCCGTCTGAAGGGCCGGTTCATCCTGTCGCTGAACGACCGGCCGGAAGTGCGCGAGATCTTCGCCGCCTTCGACATCGAGGCGGTCGACACCCACTACGGCCTCGCCGGCGGCGGCGCCCGCCCCGCGCGCGAGGTCGTAGTGGGTGTCGACCGCCTCGATGTCGAAGGCGGCGAAGAT